CGTTAGTTGCTAGAGTTGCTGTAGATGCTGTAGTTGCTGTATCAGCATTACCAGTCAAGTCACCTGTAACATCGCCAGTGAATGTAGCATCTGTGCCGTCTGTTCCATTGTCTAAGACTACTGTACCATCAGTTGCTTTAATATCACCAGTTACATCACCAGTTACATCACCAGTTACATCACCTGTTACGTTACCAGTTAAATCACCAGTAATTGCACCACTTGCGTTAATTGTTGTAAATGAACCTGCTGCCGCTGTAGTTCCACCAATAGCAGTTCCGTCAATAGCACCACCGTTAATGTCAACTGTAGTAAAACTACTTGTACCGCTTGATGTAATATTACCAGTTACATCACCAGTTAAGTTACCTGTAACATTGCCAGTAATTGCACCACTTGCGTTAATTGTTGTAAATGAACCTGCTGCCGCTGTAGTTCCACCAATCACTGTAGCATCGATAGCACCACCATTAATGTCAACTGTAGCAAATGTGCTTGTTCCTGTACTTGTAACATTACCAGCTAAATCACCAGTAACATCACCAGTTAGGTCACCTGTAACATCACCTGTAACATTACCAGTTAATGCACCTGTAAATGTAGCATCTGTGCCGTCTGTTCCATTTTCAATTACTTTAGTACCGTCTGTAGCATAAATGTCACCAGTTAGATCACCTGTAACATTACCAGTTACATCACCAGTTAAATCACCAGTTAGGTCAAAAGAAGCATTTGAAACTGTAGCACCGTTTAGGTCAACTGTTCCACTGAATGTTGAGGTTCCTGCTGAAGTAATATTGCCTGTAACATCACCTGTTAGATCACCTGTAAAGTTAGTTGCTGTTAAATTAGTAACACCAGTAATTTCACCACCGGTAATACTAACAGTACCATCTGTTAGTTCGCTACCTTCAATAACCGCTGCCTGAAAGTCTGCATATGAACTTGCAGTGATTGCACCAGAAGTACCACCAGTTTCAGTGGTTAGCATTGCTTCAAACTGTGCGTTACTTTCTTTCCAACCAATAAATGCGTTAACGTTTGGTCCTGACCCACCAACTTGAGATAGGTTTCTGTTTGCAAGAATACCAATGTCTCTGTTTGGTGTTCCTGTATATCCATTGTTGAAAACAATCAACGGATCATTCACGTATGTATTAGTACTCGATACTGTTGACGTTGTACCGCTAACGATCAAGTTACCTGAAATAGTGATGTTAGAGGAAAATGTTACATCAGCTTGAAATAAGGCTCCAGTTAGTGACCCTGTTTCAATCTTTGCGGCATTAACTTCGCCATCACCGATCTGGTTATTTAAAATTCTAGTAATTGCCATTCTGGTGCTCCTTCTATGCAAGAATTCTTGTTCTTATGAGTATTTATCGAAGTCGTGCAGAAAGGTTCTACAGGTATATTAATCCTGAAGAATTAAAAAATTGTAGGAAGGATTAGCTGAAAGTGCTAATGTTATTTATACATTTACGTAATTAATCGATAGTTTAACTGTGCTAGTACCACTATCACTTGTGCCTTGAAGCAGTACATTGCCGCCACTGATAGTAACACTATATGTGATAAACTGCGAGTTAGTAGCTATCTGACCATATTGTGTTTTGTATGCTGTTGAGCCATCGTGGATTATTAATATCTCATCGGCTTGATAGTTAGTTCCATTGGTAGCTTGTAGTGTGCATTTAGCTGTTCGATATTGTGTTGTAGAGAATGATTCAATCGTAGTAGCACTAGTTCCTACACTAACTCCTGTGCCGTATTGTGCTGGCGAAAATCTATGCCAAGCAGAACCGTTGTGAGTATAAAAGTCTCCGTTGGAATCCATCCAGTATTGGCCCGCCGACCCGGATGCATTGGTTGCTGGTGCAGATAACAAATCATTTCTAAACATATTTTCTCTAGCAACACTAGATGCTAGAAATCTAATATCAACTTCATCATCAGTTAGCGGAGCTTCACTAAATGTAATCTGTTGGTTAGCAATAGAGTATGTTGATGTATGTTGCACAACACCGTTCCAAGTAACAAGTAGTGAATCTTCTGACGCATCGCTAATTAAATTAAATGTTGTAGTATTGCCATCACCAGTAAAACCTTGTTGCTCAATAACTGCTGAACCGATGGCTTGCCAAGCCTGACCATCGTTATATTCTACTGTAGCTTCGTCGGTGTTATATCTAATCTGTCCAAGACCATTTGCAGGACGTTGATTAGTTGTGCCTGTTGGTATTACTAATGAGCCTGTCGAGTCTATTTCTAGTACAGTTGTAGAAGAATAAGGCTTCCACAAATCAACTGCTAGTCCATCAGAATCAAACAGTGCTTTGCCAACACCGTTAATGGTTACTTCAACGTCCTGTGCAGTACCGTCTGCAATGACTGTTGTTGTGCCGTCCTCAATTCTATCTTGACTAAGTGCAGATAATTGTGTATCAACATAATTTTTAGTTGCCGCATCCTGTGCGTTGGTAGGATCAGCAACGTTAATAATAGGTGCGCTTTCAACACTGATTGATCCTGTTCCATCTGGATCTAACACAATGTTATCGTTTCCGCTTGAAGTGTAAATCTTATAACCAGTGATGTCTAAGTCGCCGCCAAGTGCAGGATCTGTATCGTCTAGAAGGTCACCAATAACACCAAAGGTACCAATGTATCTAGCACCTACTACAAAAACACTTTTTCCTGTAACACCTGCATCAATTTCAGTTGGTAAGTTTTCTCCAATAAAGTGAACAACCCCGCTTTGATAATCAAAGAACCATTCATCATCGTTGCCACTACCAGCCGCTAATAATTGTGTACCAGTGCTTTGTGGCGTAGTGCTACCGGTGGCATCAATATAAACCTTAACTAGATAGGTAGCACCAAATTCTGTAGGTATCCAGTCTGTTAGTCCAGTTAACCAAGTTCTGTTATCACTGGATGTGATGTCTTCTGTACATTCTACTGTGGCTGTTCCGTTACCCGTGTCATCATAGATTTCAACCTGCGAAGAACTTGAGCTAGGTTTAACTGATGGAATGTCTCCACTATCTTGCCAAATTCTATCACCACGGAGTAATAGTGGACTTGCTACACTTTCGTTAAATGCTCGTTTAAATGCAAGGGTATCAGTTTTAGCAACACCATAACCTAGTTTCTTAAATAGGTAGTCAACTTTTTGGGTATCTGAAATAGCCATTACGAAGCCACTCCTATCGCAATGCTATCAATATAGTCACCGCTTTCTAGTCTTATACGTACAAGACAGTTTTTACCTGTTGCATTAGATAAGTTTTCGCTACCTAGTGTTTGTGTATAACGTTGATTGGTTATTACAGTGTTTATAGGTATTCTATCACTGCTGGTTAACGCACAACCTGCGCTACCATTACCGCCAGCACCTGTGTTTGTTCCTGGAAGACCAGCACCACCATAACTTGCGTTACAGTCAATCCAGCCATTAGTTGAAGTAGCTGATGCATCAATGCCTGTGCCCGGTGCGGCGATCCACACACCGTGTACTTTACCTGACAGTATAATATCAAAGTTTGCTAGATTAGTTCTTCTAAATGCAAACGTAAAATATTGTGCGCCGCTACGTCCGGTAAACAAGTTTGGACCTGCTGGTAAATAACCTGTGCTGTAATCTACTGTGTGATGTTTTAGTTGTCCCCAACGAACGATTGCTTCGTCTGTGCCTGCTACTGTTTCTGCGCCACTCCATGCATCATTGGTATAGAAGTCTGCCGGAGTGTAAGCCGGATTATCGCCTGTTAGTCCTAGTGCTACACGTTTACCATCATCTGTAAATGTACTACCTAGTGTAGTGGGAACATCAATGTTTTCTTCGTCAAATCCTGTAATACTTTGACTGTAAACATGAATCTTAGTTGGGAATGTTACTGTTGCACTAGTGCCATTAACGTTGTTGATCCTTGCTTGTAGTTGTGCAACTGCTCTTGCACTACCATTAATGTTTACACTCAATGCACCAAATGTATAAGTTGAGGTCTGTCCTGTTCCTGCTATAGGGTGACCTCCTGACAGGTATGTAGATGCTCCGTCTAGGTTTGCATATGTTTTAGTTTGTGTGCTAATGATAGAACCTGTAGTGCTTTCGTCATTTGGTCCGTCGATAATACTTAGTGGACTACCACTTCTGTAAGTTTGTCCTATCCAATTAGTTACGCCTAAATCATTGATATCTACAACACCGCCTGTATTATAGTAAGGAATACCTGAAATATATCTTAAACTACCAGCAGAGTTTTCTGTCGTTGTAACGCCGCTAATATCTAATGTCGGCACCACTGTTAAATCGTCTTTAACAAATCCGACGTCGTTAGTATCTCCTGTAGTAGTATGACTTAGTTTGTAGTCATTATACCCAACAGGCAATGATGCCAAGGATGAACTAATGTTTGTGCTAAACACTTTATAAAAACCTGATGGATATGTGCTTGCACTAATAGCATCGTGAGCATCGTTATCTTCTGTAACAACAAGACTGTTAGTGGTTCCTATATTGTTACTGGTTGTTGTAAATACTACATTTCCGCTATCGTTTCCATTGATTAATGCTGTAAGCGTGCCTGTTGTAGCATCATAAACGTCATTGATTGAGTTTGAATTAATAGTTGTAGATGTTGCGTATCTAGTAACACTTGTACCTGCACTAGGAATATTGCCGCCGCTATTGTCTGTTGCACTTGCGGCTAGTAAAGGACTTGTACCTTGACTGCTAGTGGTCATTGACAGTGTTCTAGAACTTAGTCCTGTAGGTTGACTTGGATTGGATCTTATAGTAATATAGTTACTACGTGTTTCTGTATCATTTTGTGTTAGTGATGCTGGTTGACCTGTTACTGCTAGTGCAACAGTTTTGTTACCTGTTGCAGTATAGGTATGTTGAATAGGACTACCTGATACTGTTCCTGCGTTACCTTCAGCAATATTTGAATCTGTTTGACCGTCGCCCCAAGTCCAAGTATATGTGTCGGCATGCTGACTAGTTGTTATAAATTCAAATATGTTGAACGGTGTTCCATCTCTATAGTCTGTAAATACATATCCGTCTTGTGCATCATCACCTGTTCTGTCACTTTGATGTATATTAGCGCCAGTAAAGTTACTACGCACATCAGGCTCAACTGTAATAGTAATCGGCGCACTTGTAAACGGACTATTACTATGTAAGTTTATAGCTTCTAGTGTAACATCAAACGTTGCACTTGTTCCGTTATTTTGTTCCGTAGATGTTAACGAAAATGTATGATCGAGTGTTCTACCTGGATTTCCATCTATTAGTGTCGAGACGTTAATAGTATTAACATCTCCGTCTCCCCATGTCCATCTATATCTATTAGAACTAAATGTACTAGTTAAGCCTAATCCAGCTGGTGTAGTGTTTGTAAATGTAACAACACCACCACTAGTTGCTTCTTCGTTAGCAACAACTATAGTGTTGGTTGTAAAGGCTGGTGCTTGTATTCCATATACTCTAATATCTTGCGGTGTACCGTTTACTGTAACTGGTGTAGGACCAGCTGTTGTACTAGTTGCATCTAATTGAATTTGATATTCAGTATCTACGCCAGGATTTGAATAAACATGATTTAGTGTGGTCCAGTTAACTGCTGGAGCATCTGTTGTTCCATCTCCCCAATCTAGTGCAAAACTCGTTGCAAACTGACTGTTATTGGTAATTGTTCCATTTGAACCGCTATCAATATCGGCATCAGTAATAGTAAATGCAGGTATTGGGTTTGGAGTATAAAGAGTAATATAATTATTTCGTGTAAAGTCGTCCCAACTACCAACTGCACCTAACGAAGGATCACCGCTCAGTGTTCCGGTGCTGTTGTATGCTCTAACGGTAACTGTAAACTGTCCACCTTGTGTATTGTTATAGGTGTGTATTGGATTCTCAGACGTACTGGAATTTCCGTCACCAAAGTCCCATTCGTAAGAGTCAGGATTGCCTGTGTAACTGGGAGTGAAGCTCACGGTCATTGGACTCGGTCCAGCAACTATGTTTGCTGTAAATTCAACTTCACCAACATAGGTATTTTTTGCAATGTTTAATGCTGTCTGATTTAAATCATCAATGGCATTAGTAACTTTAGTGTTACTAGTCCAACTGTCCCATGCCGCATCATCTGTTAAACTAAAATCAGTTGGTGTACCTAGAACAATCTGCATACCAGTTGCTCCTGTACTATCTGCAAGTGAACCAACACTTTGCCAACTTAGTACACCATTGCCGTCTGTAGTTAATACATAACCACTAGTACCACCACCAATAGTAATATCAGTAGTTGCACCAAAGTCGATTGGGTTAGCAGAACTAATGGTACTACCGTTAATAACGATATCCCCAATCTTAGCTGTGCCGCCGTCGATGTCTAAGCTGTATTGAGGTGTACTATTGTTGATGCCAATACGAGTATTGTTTACATCAAGATATAATAAATCAGTTTCAAATGCTAGATCATTGCCGTCCCGTTCTAGGTTAGCATACAGCATCGACCCTGAAATTCTACCTAATGCCATTGTATACTAACTCCCTAAACCGCGTCGGTACTGTTTACACCATATAAAATTACTATCCTGTTTGGGTTACTTACGCCTGGCGCTGGTGGGGGACTAGTAAATGTCAATGTAGTTACGCCCAATGCTGTGGCTATTGTGTAGTTTGACGTTGGTTGTTGATAAACACCTCCTACAAATACTACAATATCAGTTTCATCAGCAACAGTTTGGTTTAGTGTAAAGTCTGTTGCAATACCATCTCCCACAGTATCTTGTGAAGTGATAATAGTATTACCAACTTTAGCTATTTTACGCCAAACACTATTGATTGCAAACTCGATACAACTATTTTGAGTGTTGTATCTAACCATGCCATCAGCTAGTGCGGGAGGAGCATCGTTCCCAATGGATACTGGTAACTTAATTGCTTTAGATCCTGTTTGGTCTAATGAAGGTGTTTTTAAAAATCTTGGCATAACATCCTTCCTTAAATTTCTGTATAACTACATGTTGCAATTACTACGTTGTCTACAGAAGCATCAGCTTGTATTAAATCTCCATCATCTAACAACACTTTTTCTGTATCTATTATTAAAGTGTCTCCTGCGGCAATTGATACAGCGTCATAAATCTTTGTGCTTGTTCCTGCTACGCTGCCGCCTGGCACTGCGTAAACAGTCACGGTTACTGCGCCGCTATGTGTATTACAGAAATATATTACTGTAACAGCCCTTGCGTTTGTAGAAGGAAGCAATGATGCTGATGTTGCTGTTAATGCTGTGTTTTGTATTGACATTGTTTCTTACCCTAAAATTAATGCATAAACTATTGCTTTACGTTTTGTCACAAGTTCTTGATTTGTACCAAGGCTATTCGTAACAAATACACCGCTGCCGCCTCCAGCTTCGGTGTTTAATGTTAGCGAAACGCTAACACTCGACTTTTCGATACTGAATCCAGCAATTTCTAAATTGCCACCTAACTCAGGTGTAGTATCATCTACAACAGCGGCAAGTCCTGCTGAACCTGATGTAATGACATCTTGATACGTTGCGCCGGCGTCGTTAGAAACTTTCCAAGTATCATCGGCTTCGTCAAATACAAATAATGCATCTGGTGCAGATCCTCTGTCTACTTGTAGACCAACTTTTTCTTGTCCAGTGACCCCGTTAGCTGTTTCGCCGTTGTTTAGCGTAATAATTCTATCAGCAAGTTCAGCTTCTGTTGTTGTGATTGAAGCAGAATTACCAATAACTGTTAGGTTACCAGTAATAGTAACTTCTGGCGAAGTAACATAATAATGATCACTGACTTTTTTAACTGCGGGCATGTTGGTATCACCTTATATATTGTTTGTTGTATTTATACGTAGATAAATCTATAGTGAAACTAAGCCAACGGTATCCCCAAACGCATTTTTTGCGCCAATTACCCAAGGATATTTGTTACCGTTTGGGTGCAATACCCATTCAGGTGTAATCTCTAGAATATTAAATGTGCCCAACATATAGTGTGTAGCAGTGATAGTCATCTGCTCAGGTGATTTAATCCTGCGAACTAGTTTACAAACACACGAACCTTCGTCTGTTCTAACTAAAAACTCTGTTGACGAGATTTGATCTAGTATGTCGCCTACCAATGGTTGTGACTTTACCATTGCAGTACTTGACATTAAATCTTGTGTGCCGTTATAATACTTTTTGTCTATCATAGAAATATTTATAGCCATAAGAAAAGGGGCCGAAGCCCCTTTTCCATTTGGTTTTAAACCAGTATTACTGGAATGAGAAGTTAGCAACGCTGATCTTCTGTAGGTAATCGGCTGCGTTACCTAGTGAAGAAGCAGTGTTGGTTAGCTCAACGTAACCGTAACGTGTCATAAAGCCAACTACTGGTTCTAGTGTAGCTGGATCTAGTACAACGCCTGTGCTCATTAGTGGTACATATGGGCAATAGAATGCTGCCGCATCTGATTCGCTTGAACCTTTGTAACCAACTAGTACACCTTCGCCATCTGCTGCCATGCTGTCAACATAGATCTTCATAGCACCGTTTAGGGTACCAACCATCTTAGTGTTAGTTGGAGCTTCGAAAGAACCTTCTGTTGTACGTGCAAAAGCAGAAGTTGTTGCGCTTTGTAGAACTGTTAAAGCGGCTGGTGAAACAACTGCCCAGTTACCTGCGCCACGACGTGTTAGCTGAGCAATTCTGTTAGCGGCACGGTTGATTGTGATCGCTAGAGCGGCATGCTCGTCACCGACGTATGTAGCTGTACCAGAAACTGTACCCTGGTCAAAGCTGTAGTCTGTAGAAGCTAGACTACGTAGGCTAGCTAGGACTTCTTGATCGATTTCAACAGTAATCTCTTGAGCTAGTGCTGCCATGATTTCTGCTTCAACGTCAATACCATGCATTGCTTGTGCATCCTGAGCTGCCTCGAATGTCCAACGAGCTGATAGCTTACGTGAACGGGCTTCTACAGTTTGCTTCATGATCTGTACGTTGATCTTGTTGCCTGGCTCACCTTCAAGTGAACTTGTAGCGGCTGCGGCGCCTGGGTTAGTACCAGTACCGGAGTAGCTTGTTGCAACTTTAAATGGGCTTAGAGCCTCTTCGCCAGCTGTTGCACCGTTAGCACCAGCATTAACTGTGTCAGCATAACGTACACGTAATGTATGGATTTGTGCAACTGGACCTGTCATTGGCTGAACGCCAACGATTTCGTTAGCAATAACTGTTGGCATTACACGTCTGATAACTGGTAGAATAACACGGTTTAGTGTTGCTACGTTACCACTTTGTGTTGCGCCAGCTGTAACTGCTTCGCTTAGTAGTGACTTCTTAGTATTTTCTAAGATGACACTCATTGTGTTCTTTTTAGAACCACTCAAGCCTTCTAGTAGGGCTTCTTTTGTATCGCCCCAACGGCTTTCTAATAATGCTTGCTTCATTTTACCTAATCTCCTATGGGTATTATTTAAGCCCTGCTAGCTTCTTCAATTCAATAACATTTGCTTCATCAGCATTTGTTTCTTGGACTGAGGCGGTCTTGATAGCAGATTTATTACCAGTTACTTCTTTGTTTTCAACAACCATACGCTTTTCAGCAGTTGGCTGGCTTCCACCAAGAACAGCTGGTAAATATTTGTCATATGCAGATCTTAACTTAGCGGTCTGCACAGATTCTAGTAGCTCGCTCATTACAGCGGCTTTATCCTTATTAAGTGGTTTGAGAAGCTCAGACATTGTGTCTTTGCGCTCGGCACTTTCCTTAATAATACGGATTTCTTTCTCTTTTGACTCCACAATCTCTTTTGATTTGCTAACAGCCTGTTCCGCATCGGCTAGTTTAGCGGCATGTTCTTCAATAGATTCTCTTAACTTAGCAATTTCCTTGTTCTCATTTAAATGAGTACCAGCAAATTCACTAGCAAATGTTTCAAAAATCTTACGTCCAAACATATTTTCGCGAGCGATTGTGATATCTTCTTTGAGTTGAGTCAATTCGGACTCTAGCTTTGAAGTAACACTTTCTTTAACAAGATCAGCACTCTTCTTAACAAAAGCGGCTTGCATCTCAGCCATTTTAGATTTGGCTTCTGATACTAGACGTACCTTTGTCTCGACAACAGCTTGCTTGTCCTGCTCGAATTCTTCAATTTCTTCAGCTAGTGCTTTAACGACAAACTTGTCCAGTTTGCCAATAGCATTTTCATAAGCCTTGCGATCAGAACGTAGCTCTTTAACTTCTTCGGCTAGCTTACTAACCATGAAGTTATCAAACTTCTCTGCGCTTTCTAGCATACGTGTGTTAAACTTTGCACGATCTTCTGCTAGTTGCTTTTTCTCTGATTGAAATTCTTCGATTTCAGCAGTTAAGGATTCGGTTACCATCTTGTCTAGAGCTTCTACCATTACACTTTTATCGTGATCGTACTTGGAAGCGAATTCATCACGCATTTCCGCACGAATTGATTCACGTGCTTCATTTAGCTTGGTTTCCCATGCTTCATTAATTGCGTCACGAGTCTCTTCGTTGACTAAACCACTTTCTAGTAAGGGTTTTAAAGCATCAAACATAGACCTTCTCCTATAGTTTCAGTTCGTTGATTAAGCGTTTTACCGCTTCTTTCAGGTACTTTTGTACTTTTTGATCATGTACGGCATCTCCTGCCATCTCGAGAGCTTTATGACCACCGCGCATATTAAGCAAACTTTCATAGATTGCTTTTGGATACGCATGTGGAGCACTTGGTTGTGCTACAATGTCTACTGTAACAATTTCAAAGTTACTGACATGTCCTGACGATTCGCTTACGTCACCTGATCCACGTGAACTAACACCTAGTTTGACACGTGCATCAAGCATGCTCTTTACTAATTCACCCATTGGTGTGGGTAAAACTTTTAGTTTACCATGACCGCATGGTCCATCCATCCACATTTCTGTGATCATGTGTGAAACACGGTCTAGGTTAATCTTTAAGTCGTCTGGGTGATCAACTTCACCGAGGACGCTATACCCGCCTTTGATCTGCTCATTAATATTTGATACGGCTTCTTCGATTTCATTGACGGGATATACACGTTGGTTAGCGTTCTTTACGCCACCTTCGATGAAAATACCCTTCATATAGAGATCTTTACGTCCGTTAGCACCTTCTTCGGCCTCAACGACCATTCCAGCTCTATCGAATGTAAGATTTTCTCTTAGATACAAAGCCATAAGTTGCTCCTATTATTCAGCGGATTTTGGCTTAGGGGCAGAAGCTAGTTTGCTTGCTTTACCACCTGGTACGTTGATGTTGCCTGCGTCATCCTTCTTTGGAGCGGCAGCCTTGCCACCAGTTTCTTCGCCACCAGCAACAATGTTACTTGCGGATCCACCCATGTCATTCTTACCTGCAACAATTGAAGTCTTGTTGTCTGCACCTTCTGTATTGCTTACACCAGCAACTTTTTCTACATATTCACGTAGTTTTGCTAGTTCTGCATCAGCGGCAGCTTCATCAATTTCTTCTTCGTCTTCGTCAAGCTCAACTTCTTCAGCTTCAGCAACTTCTTCGTCGTCTTCTTCAGCTTCAGCTGATTCAACAACTTCTTCTTCGTCGTCTTTTTCTTCAGCTTCAAACTGTACAGCTTCTTCAGCGGCTTCGTGATCGTCCATGTCATGGTCGCCATCGCCATCTGCATCTACTGTGCCCATGATCTTGTCGAATTCTGCTTTTAAATCTTCAATAGCGTCTTCTAGGTCCATTACGTCGCCTTTAGTAGCTGGCTCATCATCGCC